CAGCAAACAGACAGTCTCGACCCCGCTCGAGGAAATGAAATAGATAGTCGTTCTTTGTGCCTGTTCGCGGAAACTTGTCCACTGACTACTGCCTGTTCGCTCTTTTGACGCTGGGAACATATCCACATTTTTTCTGTACGCCAGGAACATATCCAACAGAACCGTTTGTGAGAACATGTCTACGAACTGGGATTTGTCGTTCTGAGATTACTTTTCCAAGGCACTTCAGACAATATATAATCCCTAACATTGGTTTTGACTTTTCAGGATTACCATTTTTTTAGTTTGGGCTAAATATCATTTAATTCCATTATTTTTTAGTTTAATGCATCGTCTGCTAACGCCTTCTTTTTTCAGTACCAACAAGTCGCGTTTTCCACTGTGTGTTAACTTAAAGGACTCCTCTGTTGAATGTACTCTAAAGAGCAACCTCCCTATTGTATCCTCAGGAAGTTTCTTTTTGCAGCGGCGAATAACTTTAATAAGATTATGTTTGACATCCTGTCTTTCACGCTGAAATTCAATATGTGCAACAAAATGATTATCACATTCTATCACTTCGCAAGACAGTATTTCCTTCATACTTTTTAGAAGAAGGGAAATCTGATACTTTTCCATAAGATGAGCATCTTCTCTACCAATAATATGAATCATGCCTTCCCAATCCGCAAATGCCAAGACAAAACAGTCGACATATTTTTTCCCTTTAGAATTGTAAATAATCGTGTTTTTTGTTGCAGAAGGATCATTCTTATATCCGACCATATCCAATTCGGATGTGGCAACAAGTCTGCCAATTTCATAGGGCATACAAAAATCTCCGTTCTTATCCAGCACAGCAACATCAACCATATCAAAGGTCACCATACCAGCCGGTTCTTTTTTTAATAAATGAATGGGATTAATATTCTGGTAGTCTCTGAATAATCGATAAAAAATGCCTCCATGTTCACAATCACCGCCTGCTACTGAAAGCCTGACAATTGAAAGAGGGACTTTTATTAAATCTCTACCTGCAGAAACTTTTTTTAACGCAGCATTTATCAGTTTTTCTTCATTAAGATCGGTTTCTTCTCCTACAGAAAAACAAATTGTAAGTGATGGAATTTTTACACCGCTATATTGGGGATTATATAGAATATCCTTTGCAAATTGCAGCCAAAAACTCTTTGTAAGATCAAGATAACTCGGAGTATTAATTAGTAAACTGTTCACCACAAAATCTTTATCATAAATTGGTTCAAGAGCAAGTCGGCATCCTTGTGTAAGTGCATCCGATATTCCCGATATAAGATCAGTACTTGAATAAGTTGGAAGAGTAGCTTGCATATTGAACATATCCATAGAAGGAGTATGATTTATTTCCGAATCGTGAAAACGCGAGACAAGATTATAACTCCTCACAGCATGCACAATTCCTTTTGGCCTATTACTTGTTGTCCCGCTGGAGTAAGTAATTGTAAACTCATCTTCGAGAGTTACACTTTTATCCTCTACTTCTCCCGAGTATTCACTACCGATGCTCTCAAATTCATCAACCCCAATAACCATTGGATTTGTTCTTTTGATGCTATCAACCTTATTTTTAAATAATTCCTCATGTTGCTTATCAAGATCAAAAAATGGATTACCTTCCTTCGGAAGCGAATCCTGAAGTGACATTAAAATAATTCTTGTTATAGATGTGTTTTCAATAACTTCTTTAAGTCTTTTATACTTGTTATCCTCAATAAAAATCACTGATGAATTGCAACTATTTATAATTTCTTCAATGTAGTCTTTCTCAAAATCATCTGAAAAAATATTAGCCTTTGCACCGATCATACTGATTGCGCCAAACAAATAGACAAACTCAGGAATGTTGGACACACTTATAGGAATCTCATCTCCTTTTTTAATTCCAAGCATTTTTAGTGATCTGCCATAGTTGATCATTTTATTAATCATTTCACCATAGCTTATCTCATTCCCTCTATAAAACAGTGCGATAGTATTTAATTTATTGCTGTTTCTAAATTGAAGTTCTCGAAACCAGGACCAATTACGGTTCTTTCTCATATCCTCAAGTACCGAATCTGCAATAATTCTTTTCTTAATTGTACGACTGTGATTTTTTTGACCTCTCACTCTAAGAATATCATTATTTACTCCAAGCAAAGCAGAACGAATACCTGTCTGTCTGTCTGTGTGTCTGTCTGTGTGTCTGTCTGTGTGTCTGTCTGTGTGTCTGTCTGTTGAAAGCATAGTTATTATTTCTCCTGTGTCAAGTATTAGTTATTATTATGTTAATTTCAGTTTTTCGTGACAAGTATATCATATTTAGCGTGAACAATACTAACATCCGAACGCAAAAGAAGGCGCCCCCAAAGGAGCGCCGTGTGATGGCTCTGTTTACATCTGTACTTCTGTTTCAATGCCAGATCTGAATTCGAAAACAAGGTGGTCATCATAAACTGTGATCTTCTCGATCAGTTTCCTGGCCAGACCTTCGTCATAGTCCGTCACCTGGCTAGTCTGTTCATCCAGAAAGACCTCCAGCTCTTTCATGCGCTGCTTTACCCCGGTCCGGTCTGCGTCCTCCAACTGGAGCCGCAATTTGGTCTCATGAAGATTGTCGATCTCCCTAGCGAGGTCATCAGTGTTCTGCCTGGTATTTGCCCTCTGTAGCATCTCTCTCTCCAATTTCTCTAGCTGAGCGTCAATCCTGATGATCTCTTCTGCATTACTGTTTACGAGCGCATTCTCCACAGCCAGTTTCAACCCTGGAAGAAGCTCATCTTTCTGGGCGATCATCTGGTTTATAGCTGTCACGACCGCTTTCTGAAGTTCCGTTTCATAAAGCGTACGCGAGGGGCATTTGGCATCGGCTTTCCGCTTTTCCAGCCTGCTGACGCAGCGCCAAACCGGGATGCGTTCCCCTTTGATGAACCACTGTGACCGGCGGAAAATGTCTCCACAATGTGAACAGTAGACTCTGTTCGAGAGAGCATACTTGCCACTGTAGACTCGCTTCTTTCTGGTCCCCGTTTCTATATTTGCTCTTCGAGTCATCTCCTCTTGGACCTGCAGGAAAAGCTCCCGCGGTATGATGGCCTCGTGGCTGTTCTCAACATAATACTGTGGGACAATTCCCTTGTTGACGACCCGCTTCTTGGTCAGGAAGTCCGTTGTGACTGTCTTCTGTAAAAGTGCGTCGCCGATGTACTTCTCGTTCATCAAGATCTTCCGGAGCGTGCTGGCAAGCCAGTAGTCGCTGCCCGCTGCCGTTCTGATTCCGTCAGCCTCCAGTCCTTTCCCAATAGCGTAGTAACTTTTACCCTCCAGGTACTCCCGGAAGATGCGTTTCACAACCTTCGCCTCTTTCGGATTGATGACCAGGTTCCCCTCCTCGTCCTTGTCGTATCCGAGAAAGCGGTTCGTACACACTTGGACTTTCCCCTGTTGGTATCGGTACTGCAGCCCAAGCCGGACGTTCTGCGAAAGGCTCTGGCTCTCCTGCTGGGCAAGGGAAGCCATTATGGTGAGCAGGACCTCTCCCTTGGCGTCCATCGTATTGATCGCCTCCTTCTCGAAGAAGACCGGGATGTTCTTATCCTTCAGCTGCCGTATGTACTTCAGGCAGTCGAGAGTGTTCCGGGCAAATCTCGATATCGACTTTGTGACCACCAAATCCACTTTACCATTCATGCAGTCGTTGATCAGCCGATTGAACTCCTCACGCTTTTTGGTATTAGTACCAGATATGCCGTCGTCCGCATATATGCCTGCCAGTTCCCACCCAGGATGGTTACCAATGTAGTCGGTGTAGTGCTCGATCTGCGCTTCGTAGCTTGTCGCCTGCTCGTCACTTTCTGTCGAGACTCGGCAGTAAGCTGCCACCCGGAGCTTCGGAGCACTCTCTGTTCTTTTCCTTGTGCCTGCTCTTGCCTGTGCAGGGATCAGTCTTACTGTTGCCATTTCAGTCCTCTCTTTCAATTAAGCTGTATATGTATTCTGCCTGCTTATAAGGATCACTCAGCTCCCGTGCCGGCATAATTAACCGGAACCGGATAGAAGCAGGCTTTGCCTCAGCCGCCTTCTTCTGCTTTTTATCTCTGCCCAGCATTTTTTCTCGGCGTAAGCGCTCAGCTTCGAAAGCTCTGAAGGTGTCAGGATCAATGATGGCAGGATAATACTCATCACCGAGGTAGCGTCTGTTCTCCAGCATTACCCTTACGGATCTGTGTTTAAGCTCCAGTCCGGCTGCCTTGGCAGCACCCGTCAGGGAAAGCCCGCCAAGATAGCCATCATAGATCTTCCGGACCTGTGCAGCTTCCTCTTCGTCTATGACTGCTCCTCCGTTCACGATCTTATAACCGTAAGGTGTTAATCCTTTTTTCATTCCACATTAATCCTTTCTGTTAGGCTCAGGCCGCATTTCAGATGGAAGACAACCTCTTCCCTTGAGCTTACCGTTGCTGTCTCAAGGAACCGCTCGACCAGCTCACCATTAAAGTCCGTACTCGGCTCCGCGTGTCCGACAAACCGGATCAGCTCGGTGAGCGCCTCCGTCTTTTGAATGCCCCCAACTATAACGCCCAGCAGCTTCTCCTTCTCTTCCGCCAGTGCATCAGCTTCTGAAGAAAGCTCATTGCTCTCGCTGGTAAAAAGAGCCGGTTCAAGATAGCCCCTTGTCATGAGCGTCACCAGGATCTCGCGCCGTTCTGCGTTCTTCTCCAGCTTCGCATCGATCTCATCTATCCTAAGCATGTTAGTCCTGTGCGTTTCACTGCGGATGCCGTCAAGCAGCGCATCCAGCACTTCCTTCTTAGCAAAGATCAGTTTGTTCATCATCGTAGTGAAGGCACACTCCAGGTCGGCCTCTTTGATTGATCTTATTGAGCATCCCCGGGAATCCGCCAGATGCCTGGCGCAGGCCCAGACCGGATAGCTTATCGAGCCCGTGTTGTTAATATGTCTTTTGAAAGCGGAACCGCATTCACCACAAATGAGCTTTTTGCTGAATGGGTACCTTTTCCGGTAATGGCTGCCGCCCTTCTTGATGCTCTTCTCCTTTGTTCTCTGCTCTATGAGCTTTCCCACTGCCTCGAAGTCCTCCCTGCTGATGATTGCCTCGTGATGGTCCTCCGCGTAGAACTGATCGCGTTCCCCGTAGTTCTTGCGACGGTGGAAACGGAAATCTGAAAAGCTCTTCTGGAAGAGGCAATCGCCGATATACTTCTCGTTGGTGAGCATCGCCCGAATAGTGGTGGGCGTCCATCTCCCTGAGCGCCGGGAAGGTACCTGCTTCTCATTCAGTTCCCTGGCGATCGCCGTGATAGACTTTCCGCTCAGCGCCTCCGAGAAAACCCAGCGTACCCATTCGGCTTCCTTCTCGTTAATGGAGAATACTCCGTCGCTTACGCTGTATCCGTAAGGCGCGTAGGAGATCTTATAGGTCCCGTTTTCAAAGCGGTGCCGAACGCCCCATTTACTGTTTTGTGAAATGGAGACAGATTCGCTCTCAGCAAGGCTGCTCATGATGGAGAGCATGAGCTCTGATTCCATCGAGCCGGTATCGAGGTTCTCCTTTTCAAAGAAGATCGTCACGCCGAGGTCCAGGAGCTTCCGGACCATCTCAAGGCAGTCAGTGGTGTTCCTGGCGAAGCGGCTCAGTGATTTTGTTAGTATCCGGTCGACCTTGCCTGCCTCGCAGTCCGCGATCAGCTGCTGCAGGGCAGGCCGCTTTTCCTTATTGGTACCGGAGATGCCTTCGTCGTAATACAGGCCAGCAAACTTCCATTCCGGATTGGAGCCGATCAGCTCCTCGTAATGTGCTTTCTGTGTCTCCAGGCTGATGAGCTGCTCATCCATTCCAGTCGACACCCTGCAGTAGGCAGCAACACGAATCTTCGCTGCCGTCTTTCGACTTGCCGTGGGTTCTATTTTCGTTATCTGTTTCATTGCCTCGCCTCCTGTTCGTAGTCCAATATTGGCTCTATACCAGACACATAGCCACTCATTTCTCACATCAGCTCGGCCAGAAATGGCACAAAGATCCTGCGGCATTCCGCCAGGATCCTGTCGTATTCGTCAGCTGTAATAAGGCCCTTATCGAGCATTTTCTTTGCCATCTTCTCTGCGCGGTAATAATTGATCTCGTTATACATCTGCTCCTCAGTAAGCCTGTGGACGGACGGCATGGAGTTATCCTGGGGGCTTGTGATCTTCGTCACTTGCATTTTCTCGTTCTCCCTTCCGAGGGAACTTATCCATCCCTCTGCCTTCCCATGCCTGCTTAGGGCCGGTTTTTATAACGCCTGGGAGAACTTTTTGAACATAAAAAAAAAGAGCCCGCAGCGGACTGCGAGCTCTATTTCTGGTCGATTTCATTCCTCCCGAACAGGCTTTTTCTCCAATGCTGTCTCGATCCCGTCAATAGCATCTTGGATGTCTTCCGTAATCGACGTCAGCGCTCTGTCGATGACTTTCAGTGCCTCATAGGCGTTGGCGTATTCCTCATGGTCTCCCACGGTCAGGATGATCGAGCTGATGGCTTTGAGGTCGTCTACGGCGAATTTCAGTTGCCTCGTTTTGTCTTGAATAGTTATTGAGTCCATGTCGTATCCTCCTTTTCGGGAGATGATATCATAAGGATGTGGTGGACGGAAGGAAGTGGGCGGTCTATCGATATATACTCATTAGTTAGTGTTTGGGTAAACGAAAATATTAATTATATAATATTGGCTTACTGATTTGGTGGGCTCTCAGCCTACTTTTTGTTAATAGCATCTCAAATTAAGAATTGCCCATTTTATCGTTATAAACCTGCTTTTAGCAGTAGACTTTTATTACTAGCTATAATATAATTTAGTCGGTTTTTGGTTCAGTTTAAACAGATTTGAGGAATTCTTATTTGTCTCTATCTATGCTTGTTTGCGAAAACTATTTTATATTATTTGTTACTGACGTCAAGTTTTCATCAAGGATTTAAGGAGGAAACGCATATGGGTTTTTGGGGAACAGTTGGAGCAATTCTTGTAGCACTGATCATTTTTGCAGTAATTGGATGAAGTGAGGAGAATTCGAGACAGTCTAAATGAAGTTCCATTAAACGGTTATGTAATTATTGTAACAGCCGTCTTATATTGTTTGAATCGGTTTTATTTGAAAGATCATACTTACGGCTGGGTTAATTATTTGCTTAAATGCCATTTTAATGACTTCTTATGTGGAGCTCTTTTTACCGCATATTCGAATGTCTTCCTCAATTTACAAAAAAAGATGCTTAATAAACTCCCACATATCCTTGCTTTCTGTTTCAGCGCAGGTTTGGTGTGGGAGTTTGTTGCACCATTTCTCAGAAAGAATTCAACACCCGATTGGATAGATATTCTTTGTTATATGATGGGCGGCTTCGTATATTGGATACTATTGAAGTTAACCGTAGGTAAAAAGAAGAGGAACAAAGACAATGGTTGAAGTAGATAAGCTGACGAAAGCTTATGGAAATAATGTGGTATTAAAAGATTTATGCCTTTCGATACCTGAAGGATCTGTATACGGATTAGTGGGTAAAAATGGAGCCGGAAAAACCACACTATTGAATATTCTTGCCGGAATATCTGAAGCAACATCGGGGGAGTGTACTGTATTTGGAGAAAGAGTATCAAAAGGCCAGTACAGCTCAGGTATTCTCAGCTATCTTCCAGACTTGCCCAATTTTTTTGATTACTTAACAGTTCAGGAGTATATCAACTTTATCTTGTCAGGATCGATTAAGAAAAAAACTTCTCTTTCCAACGAATTAGAAAAAAAATATCTCGAATTAGGACTAAGCGGAAACGCAAAGATTAAATCTCTTTCAAGAGGTAATAAACAAAAGCTGGGGATTTTTGTTTCTGTAATCACAAACCCAAAGTTTCTAATACTTGACGAGCCTACATCAGCGCTTGATCCTGTTGGAAGAAGAGATGTCATGGCTCTTATAAGAGAACTTCGTGACCGGGGAATCACTATTCTTTTTTCAACACACATATTATCTGATATGGAACTTGTGTGCGATCGAATAGGTTTTTTACATAATGGATCAATTCAGAGAGAAGTTGATCTAAATAGCAGTACAGAGGGAAATGAAGCAATAGAAATATCGTTTTCAACAGCAGATGGAACTGTTGAATTGCCAGATTTTATTAGGCTTTTACCAGGATATTACATAGTTCATACACCCGATAATAATAGAATTGTATGCAAGCCATACAATGGAATCATTGATCAAAAAGCATTCCTCTCCGCGATTTCTTCCATTGATGTCAAAATATCTTCAATAAAACGGACATCACAGAAAGACTTAGAGGCAATAATGATGGAGGTGCTTGCAAAATGACTTCATTTCTGTCATGCGTTAATAAAGATCGACTTGAATTCATACGCGGCAAAAAAAACCTCATCTGCCCAATTGTCCTGTTAGGATGCGCTGCAATGGTCTTGCTTAGCACTGCGTATATGCCCCTGTTGCTCGATAGAGCGATGGAGGTGACTGATCTGATGAGTTCAGACATGTCAATTTCCACTTTTATGGAGAAGTTTTTCCCTAACGATTTGAAAGGTAGTCTTGGTATTTTTTCTTCGGATGTAGGCGTTTTCTACTCATTAACCGTAATAATAATGACGTACGCGTTATTACCAAATGAAATCAGCACAGGGAGATTAGTTTTACCTCTTTGTGCCGGCCATAGCAAAAATAAACTGTTTTTATCCAAGCAATTGGTCTACAGTATATTGTGTTCTTTTCCAGTTTTTCCTATTTATATTTTGTATTATTATATTGGAGTAAGCTTTCTAACAATTAACTACGACTTTAAGTTTGTCCTGTTTAACGCAGTATTATGTGTGTTTGCAGAGTTTTCCATTGTATACCTCACAATTGGATTATCTGTTTTGTATAAACATAAGTATATGGCTCTTGCAACAATGGCAGTTACCATCATGATGGTTCCGGACATGCTTTCTTTTTTTAGATTTGGTAAATTTTTTCCTACTTATGTTCTAACATATTTATATACGTCTAATTCTAACCCAACGGACCTTGTTGTACCGATTATCGCACTTGTCGTAATTATGATAGTTATGGATCTCATCATAATTAAAAAACAGTTTTCTGTGGATGTTGACGAAAGAAGGTAGCTACAAATGTCAATTCTATCTTTGTCAGGGGCAAATGGACAACTTTATATTTATGAGGACCACTTAGAGATTCACAGGGACGGGATTCTTGCACATTTGACACATCTCAAGGGGAATAAAGTAACAAGCATCTCTTATAAGAACATTTCAAAAGTCAAAATGCGACCCGGTGTGTTACTCATAAGCGGATATTTTTATTTTGAACGAAAAGGTAACAATCGCTACTGCGGGCTGATAGATGCAGCACAAGATAAGGATTGTATTGTATTTCGCTCATTTGAAAATGAAACAGCAAGAGAAATAAAAAAATACCTTAATAGTAAGATATGAAAGGACTGATATGCTTAAAGAACCGCAAAACAACGGGGATGTTTTAAAAATAGTAATTTGCGTTGGGCTGATGGCCTTCATTTTAATGCTCTTTTGACCCATATGAGAGAAGGAAAAGAGCCTGTGAGCCGTATCACCCCGATACAGCCCACAGGCTTTTTTTACACCTTCTCTGTTTTGCTCAGCAGGATCCATCCGGCTCCGCTCTTGAGCTTCCCCCAGCCGTTCTTCACCTCGACGATTGTAAAGAGTCCGACAGGGCATCTCCTGTCTGCCTTGCCATAGCTGCTCCCCGGTCCTTTTCGGATCTCCATCTCCTTCGTCACCCGGACAAGGTACGGAACTTTCGGTCCCGCTTTCCTGTAGATCTCCTTCCCGTTCCAGTCGAACACTGCATACGCACTTCCCGCCTTGTCTGCAGCCTCCCTGGCATTGGCGAGTATACTGTAGGCACCGATCTGGGAGTTCACATTATTCCATGTCTTCCTCACACGGTAGAGCTGTGCAGGCTTTCCGTCGTAAGGTACGTCGAACTCCCACGTCTTTCCACCCTGCCTGACTGTGAGCTTTCCGGCAGTCGCAATCATTATCAGGTCAGCATCCTGCATGAGTACCTTCACGCCCTGCTCCACAAGACGCCTTGTGCCGAATGCCGTAAAGCCTGTAGTCCCGGGCCCCTTCGTCTCGATGTTGGTCTCGTAAGCGATAACGCATCCGGCCTTTCTCGCTGCCTGAGCATTGCTCTGGGAGCAGCTGTTCCCGTGGTGCGGCACCTTGAGTACGTAGACCTTATCACCAAAATAGGCTATCGCCTCTTTCAGCTCATTCGGCCCATCTCCAGTCGTGAGGAACCTCAGCTTCGGGAAATAACAGCAGAGGGACCCGTCATTTGTGAAGGCCCAGGCGTTTCCATCATCGTACTCCGTGAAGTGCGTCGGCTGCTTCCGCCAGACTTTGAACTCGATGTCTCCGAGAATCACCTGTCTGCCTTTGGCCAGATAGTCGATCTTCGCACCTCTCCCCCGCGCCTGGCTGATGCAGGAATTGAGGTTATTGAAGTCGTCCTTCACAGATCTGCCGTTCGCACTGCTGCCGATGCCGTGCTTAATTGTCTCCGGATCATAGCAAAAAAACGTTTTGATATTAAAAAAGCTGTCCGCCATGATCACCCGAAGCCCTTTGTAGTGGTCGTAATGAGGATGGGACAGCATCAGGTGCAGGTCCTTATAGTTATGTTTCTTCAGGTAGCTGATCAGCGACGTGGTAGGTGCTCCGCCGTCAAAGCCATCGATGACGAGCGTCTGGCCGGACTCACTGTGAATCACCATGCCGTCACCGTGTCTCTCGTCGCTCTTGCTAGTCGAGAATCCCGGCACATAGATTGTGATCGCCATCGCGGTACTAGCTTTCTCTTCCACCTTGGCAGGTGTGGCACCTACATCGTACTGTGTGAGTTTCCACTCTTCAATGATGGAGCAGAGCTTATCAACATAAGTTGGACTGGTTGCGTATCCGCCGTCCTTGATGATCTGTGCTGCTTTCCGATAGTCCGTGCAGTCTTTCACCCCTACATAGCGGAGGGCACTGCCCTTCTTTGCTCCCAGCAGATAAGCAGAGTGATCGCTGACCGACTCCTGCCATGACTTATATACCCGGAAGTCTGCCTGCACAGTTGCAGGGCCTGAAGCATACACTTCCTTTGTCTCCTTGCTGTATACGCTCTTTCCGTCCCAGGTGGATCCGGTCCAGGTATTCCCGGAGAGCGATTTCTTCATGCCGAAGAGGTTGTTGGCATTTACGGCCAGTTCGCTTCGTCCCCAACCTGACTCAAGAATAGCCTGTGCCAGTGTGATCGATGCAAGGATCCCGCTCGTCTTCTGATCTGCCTGTGCCATGGGAGCTACCTTCTCAATGAAGGCTTCTGTGTAAGGCTTAGTATCTGTTTTCCCTCTATTCTGGTACTGAGCTATCAGAGCCGCTTTTGACTTAGGACCGTAGATCCCATCGACCGAGAGCCCTGCCGCCTTCTGGAAAGCCTTAACTGCCTTCAGCGTATCATTACCAAAGATGCCGTCCGCTCCGCAGCTGCCGCAGGAGTATCCGCAGGCGATCAGCATCTTCTGCATCTCAGTCACGGCGCTACCCCGGTCGCCCTTACCGAGCATGACCTCTGTTTCAACAGGTTCTGTGCTGCCGCCAAGCTCCGCTGTGACCTTGTTTGCCAAATCCCCCAGTCTGGAATAGAGCCAGTCCCCTGGGCAGCTCTTATTGGCGAACCATCTGTGGACCGTGATGACCATCTCGTCAGATGCCGGAGAATAGTTCAAGGTTTTGTTCTTGTCCCCAAACCAAAGCAGCTTCTTCTTCCCGTTCCTCCGGCAGATATCGGTGCAGAGCCCCACGAGCGTCTGATACACCGCGTCATTCATCCGGTAAGGACTGGAGGTATCAGACGCGCACTCGATCGTCACAGCTCTCTGATCATTGGCACTACTTGACGTGCACCAGGAGCGGTTCTTCTCCTCCACGTAAAGGCCTACACGGCCGTCCTTGTCGATACCGTAGTTGCTCGACGCCTGATAGGAGGATCTTGCAAAGAGGTTTCCCAGGCTCTCGGCAGTCACCTGTCCCACCACGCAGTGGGGTGAGATCCTGTCAATACAGTGTGTCCTCTGTCCTGAATGGTTCGGGCTCAGCTTTGTGTGGACTACCATCTTGCTGTTCGTATAAGCCATCACTCTTCCTCCTCTTCCTTCTCAGCCCTGTCATGGAGCTGCTCTAATACGTCCTTGAGCTTTTCCGGGACAGGAAGCCCCAGGTGCGCCGCATTCTCCAAAAGGCTCACTCCCTCATTGGAGAGATAAAAGAAAATGACCGCCGTCCGGAGCACGCTCCCGGTGGCGATCACATTGATATCAAGCACGTGGGCAATGCCCACCAGCATGAATATAATTACTTTTCTGCAGATCCCTTTGAACCCGATCTCACTGGACAGCTTCTTATCAGCGATGGCACACATGACACCAGTGATGTAATCCGTCACGGCGAACACCACCAGCGCTATGAGAAGCCCGTCACAGCCTCCCAGGAAGTAGCCGAGCCAGCCTCCGACGGCTGTAAAAATGATCTGTATCATGTTCCAAAACTCCTTCATATCCTTTCCTCCTTATCTGTAGTAGTACCAGGTCGTCGCGCCTGACGTGGCATTTGTGGTCCCGTTATACGCAACATAAAGATAGACAATAATATTGTTACCGTTTTTCCGGGCCATCCAGACAACGTCGCCGTCATACTCATTTCCCCATCTTGTGACAAATAACCCATTGACTCCACTGGTATCCACAAAGACGACCGGAAGGATCTTTGTTGCATAGACAGGAGCGCCATTGATCGTTGCGAACTTTGTTACGATCGCTATCTCATGGGTGGTAGACAGTGAAAACGTTGCTGATGCTGAACCAGTAGCTGATTTCAGGAATTTCCAGTTCAGCAACTGGTTTATGCTGTTATTCAAAGTGTTATATTTCTGGGTAATGCTCGTATTTACGGCTGCGAAGCCCTGATCAACATTGTCAGCCAGCGCTTCATGGCTCTGATAGACTGCTTCAAATGAAGGCAGAATAAAAAACAGCGGCACGATCTCATCGATCGTAAATCCGCTGAAATGTACTCTGTATAAGGGGAAGTCCACGGTTTCGCCGTTCACTATCTCTCCGCTGTGATAACTCGGTAGTTCCGGCCTCCCTTCCGTCGGCGTCCCTGTGATCGACACCAGCTGAACATCCTCCACAGCAGTTTCCGCATCTTTCGTATACCTTGCGACCAGAAGATCATTCCTGTACATACCACTGCTTCCCGGCGGCATTACGATCTCTTCTTCTTCCCCGAGGTCGATCCTGAAATGGCAGCCCTGCATGATCCCGTCCCCGTCACTGACTGTGATCGTATTGGTATCCGTGAGCGTTGCCGCAAATTCATTTCCTGTGCCAAGGACGTACATCTCTCTTCCAAACACCCCCTGGTAGAAACTCTGATGGTCCTGGCTAGTGATATGGGGCTCTCCCCTGTATCCTGTTACGATCTTCACTGTATCTCCTCCAATCCATACTCAATAGAAGAAACGCCCCCATTGATCTTGAAGACCTTCTTCGTCACTGTTACCTTTACGTCAACCCCGGTGATATAGTCGTGGCCGCCGATAACATCCCCGATATCGACATTGATATCAGATCCTCCTTCCAAAGAGACCTCCATCTCATCCGTGCTGATAAGTTCCTTAAAGCGCTTTGTTCCCTCACGGACAAGTTCAGTACTGTCAGCTGCGTTTGGATAGTCATACACAGCCTGGACCTCATTCGCTCCTATGATCGTTTTTGTCTGGCTGATCTCTCTGTTTAAGCTGGCATAAAGGTCGACAACGGTTCTATTGCTTAGCTGGCCGGATCCGAGACAAATCAGGTGGTTGACGAATCCGTAATCCTTCTTGCTGATAAAATCCAGCCGATAGTCCTGGGAGATCTGGACTTTATCTGACAGATCTTTGACCGGCTCAGCTGATAGGACCACATGTCCTCCTTCCTGCGTCTGCTCATAGAGGATCTTTAATTTATATCCTTTGCTGTGCAGCATTTTGGTAAGGCCGTCCAGCATCGAACAGTACCGTTCAAACTGGTATCCGTTCAGGTTTACTCCCGTGCTTTTTTCCGAAACGGTAAAGAATCCCCTGAATGTATTTCCCAATACTGTTCGGATACAGCTGTTCAGGTCTCCCGATACTGTAAAGTAGTCATTTCCTGCAGCCGGGCAGATAAAGCGCTGGGCCAGCATCCCCCTCCATGTGGTTCCCGTGACCTGGACCTGGTCCTCCTTCGTATTTCCGCTGATCGAGCGGATGATCCCTCCATATTCTGTATCCGGAACATAGGCAAACATCCTTGGCTTCAAGGCGCCGTCCCATTCAGGATAGGGAATGTAGATCACAAAGTCGTTTGTATCTCCAAGATCCAGGTCGATATCATAATCAAGGAAGCGGATTTCCGCCAGAGCCTCATTGGCAAGGATCACTCTTTCCATTTTGCTTCATCCCTTTCCTTATACATTGTGACCTCAAAGTAAAACTTGCCCGACCAGTTCACCACGCTCTGCCCGATCGGGACCGGGGTAAAGATGCTCTCTTCCTTGCTCCGGTTATTAAACTCATTGATCTTCTTTCTGCTTCCCAGCTCACCAGTCTCCCGGATCACCGTCCCGTTTACCTGGTCAATCGTGAGCGTCTCGCCTTCTACAAGTGTGCAGAAAACACTGTAATGCTGGCCTGCTATGCTGATCCTGGGATTTGTTGCCGGCCCGTAGATCATGATCTTTATCTTGCAGGGGACGCTGGTATCGTTTGTGATCCTTCCCTCGCCGGCTGTCCTTCCCTTATAGTCGTGGTTATAGTCATATTCATAATCCAAAAAGCCTGAATCCATATATGAGGCCGAATCATAAAACTTGACCACTTCTTCCTTGATCCAGAAAGGGTATGGGCAATACACCTCGATGTTCACCTTCTGTCTGAACTCATCCGGCTGAGGGTCTATCGAGGTGATATAGCATTCCGCATAATATGAATTCCAGTATATCTTTCCCGGTCTTCTGTTTCTGATGTCAAAAACTCTGGCATCATGAAAAGCATCAAGGAGCGTGAAGTTCTCCTCCTGCGTGTCCATAAGGACCAGCTGTGCCTGGTATGTGACCGGCTCCCTTTTAAAGCGGCTGACCCTGAGTCCGTACTCGATCTCCCTTCCCTCCGGCGTCCAACCCGAGGAGTGGAAGTTTGACTCCTTCACCTTGAGGCCACTGCTCATGAAAGAGAATTCCCTTCCCCTTGAACTTATATATTTAAGAATCATGTAAGGCTCACCCCCATTCCTTTGAGCGTCCTGCCAAACTCACGCCCGTTCAGGCTGATGCCAATATCAGCATCTTGCATGCCGGCCTTGACTGCTTCATAGATGACCGCAGCATTATTCCCACCTCCGGACGCAGCAATGATCCTATTCACCGCCCTATCCATGTAGGAGTAGAAGGCGTCCAGCGGAAGTACTGCTTCCGATCCTGCCTCGCCTACACCGATGATGGAAGGTGAATTGAAGATACCGCCGGTCTTATACCAGTCCACACTAAAATGCGGAACGCTACCTTTTAACCAGTCCAGGGGATTCGCAGAACCGGATACACTGATATGAGGGAGTTTTAGATGCGGCAGGCTCCACTCGAAATCCATGAAACCTTTGATCTTATCGATCGCGTTCCTTACCGCATCCCTCGCGCTCTCGATCGGCTGTACTATCGCAGCTCTTATCGAGCTCCAGACGGAAGAGGTAGTGCTCCGGATACTGCTCCACGCATTGGAGAAAAAGCTCCTGATGTAGGACAGCACCGAGACCACCACAGCCTTCACCGCATTCAGGACATTCGTGATATTAGTTCCGAAGAAGGACAGAAATACGTTCAAAACGTTCTTCATCGTATTTGTGACGTTGGTGAATGTCCCCGTGATCCCGCTCCATATAGAAGAAAAGATCTCGCTGATACCCTGCCATATCAGTTCCCAGTTGCCTGTGAACAGCCCGCTGAACACATCAAAGATCCCTGTGATCACGCCAAGGATTGTTTCAATGTTTACGGCGATGGCATTAAAGGCTCCTATGAAGATTGGACCCAGGAACTGGCAGAGGCCTTCCCAGATAAGGCGGATGAAGTTCGCAGCATCAGAGAAGCTGAAACCAAGAGCAGAAAGCCGCTGCCTTATCCCCTCCACAAATGTGGATACTGTGGACCAGATCTTATTCCAGATTCCGATGATGGCATCTCGGAAGCCCTCGTTTGTTTTCCATAAATGTAAAAACGCAGCCACAAGGACTGCGATCACTGCTACAACAGCAAGCACCGGTGCAGATATGCCTCCCAGCGCTGCTCCAATCTTTCCAAGTATGCCATGGGCATTTCCCACGGCTACTTTCAGTTTTCCAAAGGCTCCGGCGAGCTTTACAAAGCCTTGCATGGCGATGCCGATCTTAGAGATACACGAGCCAAGTATCACAAGGAACGGCCCTAGAGCCGCCACGAGCATACCGATCCGAAGGATCGTGTTCCGCTGGCTCTCGCTCATGCCGTTCAGCTTATCAACGAATCCCTGAACCGCAGTGACAACTTTCCGAACCGCTGGCATAAGGGCATCTCCGAACGAGATCGCCAGCTCCTGAAGCTGGGATTTCAGGATCGTAATCTGGCCATTCAGATTGTCCTGCATCACTGCAGCCATCTTCTCTGCAGCGCCACTGTAGCCATCCACTTCATCGGAGCAGGTAGAGATAGCGCTTTCCAGCTTCTCAATATCTCCCGGAGCCGCGTTCATAAGCGCCAGGAATCCGGACATGGCATTCTTGCCGACCAGGGTTTCCGCTGCCGCCGCTTTCTCGGATTCCGTCATCTTTGAGAAAGCACCCCTACAGTCCGCGATGATATCAGAGAACTCCCTCATGGATCCGTCCGCGTTCGCAGTCTGGATCGTCACATCACCGAGAGCTTCTCCTGACAGTTCCAGATCTCCCTGCAGCTTTGTCATGATGGTACGAAGAGAAGTACCTGCCTGGGAGGACTTGATCCCGGCATTGGCCATAAGGCCGATTGCCTCTGCTGTATCCTCCGCTGTGTACCCCAGCGCGCCCGCGATCGGAGCGCAGTACTTGAAGGTCTCGCCCATCATGGAGACATTCGTATTGGCGTTGGAAGAAGCTGCAGCAAGAAGATCTGCAAAGTGACCAGAGTCCTGCGCAGAAAGTCCAAAAGCTGTCAAGGCATCCGTTACGATATCGGACGTAGTCGCAAGGTCCTCTCCGGACGCCGCTGCAAGGTTCATGATGCCTTCGATACCGGAAAGCATATCCTCTGTCTTCCAACCGGCCATAGCCATGTAGTTCATGGCATCCGCGGCTTCTGATGCGGAGAACTTTGTCTTTGCGCCCATCTCACGGGCCTTGTCCCTCAGAGCGTCAAAGTCCTCTCCTGTCGCTCCGGATACAGCTGCCACCTGGCTCATTGCAGAATCGAAATCCGCCGAGGTCTTTACAGCGACGGCGCCAAGTCCCGCCACTGCTCCGGAGACAGGCATCACCGCGCGCCCAGCACCGGCTATCGTATCTCCAACTTTCTCAAGCTTCTTGCCTGCCTCATTGATCCCCAAAAGAACAGAACTTGTCGTTTCCGCTTCCTGCTGCAGGCGTCGTAGCTCTTCCTCCGTCTCGATGATCTCCCTCTGCAGGGCATCATACTTGTCCTGGCCGAGAGTACCTTCCTCCAGCTGCTGCCTTGCCTGCTCCTGGGCGGTTTTGAGTGCCTCAAGTTTTTCCTTTGTCGCATTGACTGCGTCTTTCAAGAGCTTCTGCTTCTGGGTGACGAGGCTGGTGTTGGCAGGATCCAACTTAAGGAGCTTGTTGACATCCTTCAGAGAAGACTGAGTCGTTCTTATCGTCGAATTAACACCCTTCAGGGCTTTATCAAGACCTGTTGTGTCGCCACCGATCTCAACGGTAATCCCCTTTATTCTGTTTGCCATACCTCATCACCTCCTTTCAGGGCATAATAAAAGCACCAGTCATTTCTGACTGATGCTTTTACAGTTTATATTTAATTCAAGTACTCTATCAGTTATCCCACTCGTCGTATGAATGCTCCCCCTGTTTGCTCTTCCAACTATTGAAGTCTTTCACAGCATTATACTCCTCTTCTGTCATTTTTTCCCCGTTATAATACTTCTCTTGCCCACTCTCAAGAGTTCGGCGATATTCTTCCTGATCCCTACGCCTACTTTCATTGAACCATGAACCACATGATACTAAGAGAATTACTATAATGATAATAGATACTAAGCCAAGAATGACTGAATAACTATTTGTAGAAGAATTATTTGTAGTACCTGTATTTGAGACTACACGCTTTGGTTTCTCATCTGCCTTCGTTTTTTGTTCAGCCTGCCTTTGAGCCAGTATTTTTTCTCTTTTTTCCTGATGCTTTTTTATGTCATCTTCAAGCTCCTGAACTGCTGATTGCGCATGTTTCTCACTCTTTTTCGCTTTTTCAGCTAATTGCTGCCGTTCGTTTCTATGCGCATAATATTCCCTAATGCCAAATCCACAGTCAGGACAAGCGACTGCAGAATCTGAAACCTTTTCCCTACCGCATTCCGGGCATGTCACTAACGCCATATAATTATTCCTCCTATTGTTAATACAAAGATATCTTACAAGGAATAATTATAATCCTACCATTAACAAATTAAAGCCTTAATTATTTACGTTATGCTTGCTGGTCAAAAAGGTGGCCATCCGGGGTGTCTAAAACTTATCAAAATCAGCCTGATCAGCTATCCTCCGATATTTCACGCCGTCGTTGGACTTCTCAGTCCAAATATCGAGCACCAGCCCGATCGTAACAAGGTCGAGATCCCGTATGGAGATCCCGACCTCACAACATCGCAGAAGGAACAGCGGCGTGGTCATTTCCCGCTCACTTCTGCCAGTCCTTTTTTTGCCTGCACATCCGTCATCAGGTTATCGCCCCACAGTTCCAGGATCTGAGGAAGCACCTGGTAGATTGAGAACATCTCGAACTGGTCAAGCCACTCGTCGATGGTCTTAGGAATGGAAGGGTCCGCATGATAGGCCATGATGTATGCCACGTTCTCGAAGATTTCAAGGTCATCGATCTGCAGTTCCTCCTCGCCCTTCTTCCTCTTACTGTAGGACTTCTCCAGCTTTGAGAGATCCTTGAATATGTCCCGCTTGAACTTTGCCCGGTAGAGCCTCGGCACTGTAGCCGAGGACCGGAACAGTACGTCTTTCCCGGAAATATTGATCGTGCGTTCTATCATCACTCTTCCTCCTCGATATCAGGTACGTAAACGGACTGGTACCAGTTCGCATAAGTCGTTGCATCCGTTGTCTCGCCAGTCTTGGATTTCACAAGGCCGTCAGCCCTGGGATCCGCTGCGATCGTCAGCTTCTCGGTACCCGGCTCGATGGTGTCTTCCTTCGTCTCCGACTCGATGGACGGACGGGAAGAGCTGCAGTTATACATGACGTGACGGATACAGTTGATGTCTCCATCGAACTCGAAAAGCAGCGCGAACTTCACGCTCTCCTTAGTCGTGACCTTCTCGACCAGGACGCCTTTCTTGTCCAGCGCTTCCTGCAGGATCTCCGTTCTGAACCAGTCAGGGATCAGCGCCATCTCCAGATCACCGGAATAGCCGTTATTGGTCACAGAGCGGAAATACACGATACCGTCGGCGTAAAACGGTGTGGACTCACCCTCTGCATCCAGCGAGAGACTGACCGCACCGGGAATCGCCCTGGGCGTCGCATAGTTATAAGAACGTACGCCGTTCTCTTCCGTTTCTGTGAGCTTTGCGACATGAACGTTTTTCAGGTTGTATTTAATCTTATTTCCCATGTCTTAACCCTCCATTTGGAATGAATACAGGACCTCATACAGCTTCTCGGTGTCGATCCACACCTCTGTCTTATCGTAAAAAATGCCGTGCTCATCCAGCACGGCCTCAACGCTGCCTTCCACCTCCGGGTCCTTTGCGTCGGTGTAAAGCTCTATATGCACTTCATTTATCTTGTAGTACACTTTCCCATCTGCCGAGAAATTATCTGTTCCCGGCAGCAGGTAAGTGATAAAGGGAGGATCAACGGCTTCGCCTTCTGCGAAATGGTCATAAGCGGAAGGAAGGTCAATCTCCCCGATGATCTCTAATAGTTTATCCATTCGACAGCCCCCTTATGATATCCGCCTCCAGCTGCTTCTCACCCAGCTCTTCCGCCGGTGCGATGTGCGAGAAAGCCCTGGTCCGGCCGCCGTTTCTCTTGGCGTGGCCATGCTCAAGAAGATGCGCGAGCATATAGCGAGACGGCGAGTAGACGGTTACTTCCAGACGTGTGGAAGATTCCTTCGTCTTCTTCGTGGTCCAGCTCTTAGCATATCTCCCAGTTTTTACAGGGGCGCCGGTTTTGATCTCTTTTCTGACGGTCTGGCCTGCCTTTGTAACAGCCTTCTTCATGGTCTCTCCGGCGAGCTTGTTGTACTCGGTAAGTTCCTCCATGACCGCATCTGCTAGGCCATCAATCGATACTGTCTTTCCCATATCATCTTGCCTCCAACTTAGTCATGAACTTCCGGCTGTTCTTCCGAAAGCCCATATCATCGATATGGGTGATGTTGTAGATCCGGTCGCCAAGAAGAATCCTGTATCCTTTCGATGTAACCACCGCAGTTTCTGAGCAGTACCGGACAGTAAGATCTATTCGGTCTGTTTCTCTTGTCTGCGAGGCTTCTTCACCCTCATCTCCTGTCTGATCCGAGGCAGTCGCCCAGCAGGAGAAATAGTCAGTCCAGACGGATTTATGATTGCCATAGCGATCTGTCACCGTCTCGTTCTTCTGGATCATGATCCGGATGTTCAGTCCTGCAATGTTCATCACACCACCCCCTCGCGGATGGCGAAAAGAATGGACCTAAGCGTCAGCATGAGCGCATGATGATCAGCTTCCTCCCGATGTTCGTAGAGATAGCCGAGTGCGTACAGGATCGCCACTTTCATAGTCTCCCGGATGGGAGTAAGCGACGTATCTTCCGTATCAGAGTTGACCGCCGCCCACTTCTCGTCTGTCAGCCTTGCCACGTCAGCACACATCCGCTCCGCAGCGGATAAAAGGATGCCGGTCATGGCATCCTCATCTGCCGAGTCAACACGGAGGTACTCCTTCGCTTCCTCAAGCGTTACAAGCGCCATGACCGGTCACCACCTTCCTTAGCCCGCGGCACCAGTGCCCAGGGCCATGACCTGCATCGCCTCGGGCAAGATGAGCTTTCCATCCACACGCTGCGTGCCGATGAATCCGGTGTGATCCGTCACCGCGTACAGCTCGTTCAGACGCTTCAGCGTCCTGTTCTGTCGGTCAGCAATCCAGTAATAGGAGAAGTCACCGAACAGGAGTACCTTCTTGCCTCCATCCTGCGCCACCGTACCGGTGATCCCAGGCATGTAGCTGCTGGTGTAGATATCGTGGCCGAGAATGGTATCCGGCTTCGCGATGTCCAGAGACGGCTTCCAGATGTAGTTGTCGTTCCTGTCTTTGATCAGCATCAGCTGCAGGAGCAGGCTCTCATTGCAGAGGAAGGAAGCCTTTCTGCGGTACGGAGCCTTCAGGCTGTAATACAGCTTATAGATGTTGTCAAAATGAACGGTCTCAGCATTGTCGGTTGTGTTTCCGGCAGAAGCCGTAAGGGACGTCAGAATACCGGTCGGCTGGGAAGGTGTGACCTGCGGATTGGCAGAAGGGCCGGTGCCGTTGATGAAGGCATCCTCCTCCGCGTTACCGAAACGCACGCCGAAGCGCTGCGCGATATAGGACGCGATGTCGAATGCGGAATCATGCAGCAGCTCGTTGGTGACCTTGACCATGCAGCCCAGCTTGTACGCGGAAAGCGTCTCCTGGGTGAAGCTCATGTCGGATTCCTGAATAGCCGCTCCTTCCTCGATCCAGGACGCGCTGCCGTTGTCCATGGCGATCGGGATCGTCCTGGTCCCGGAGTTCGTGCGGATAGTCTTGGCGAGTTTACGGAATACATTGTTCTCTTCCAGGGCCTGGATCAGCTGTCTCTCAAACTCATCCGGCACAGTGTAGCCGCCGTTCTGGTCGACGCCGACAGACAGAGCATCGCGCACCTCAAGGGAGCTGTTGCCGCGCATCATGTTCCAGAATGCCTCGCTGTACTTTGCAGTTGCTGTGGGGCGCAGGATCACGTCACGCTGTCCGGCCTTCGGGTCCTGATGGACAGGTGCAGAAGTCGCCGCGGAGAGCTTGGCGTCCATCTCCATCTGGTCCTCAAGGCGCCTGATCTCATCTCCCAGTGCCTTTACATCAGATGCCATCTTCTCGTACTGCTCCACGGCGGAAGCCTCGACGAGACCGTTCTCGTCCCTGTGCTCTTCCAGAAAAGCCTTGGTCTGTTCCCACAGGGTATTTCTCTTATTTCTGAGTTCAATTACTTTACTCATGGTAGTTTCCTCCATTTTTGCAATAAAAAAGCCGGATCCCTTATTTCAGGAAATCCAGCTGGTTTCTGAGTATTTCGTAGGGCATCGCCCCATCTTTTGTTTTACCGTCGAGTCCGATCACAGGCTCTTCTCTTGCCCTAGGCCGCAGCTCATCGCTGACGCCCAGCCTGTTCAGAATCGCCTGATCCATCATCCGGCTCGAATACATTTTTGCCTCCGTAGCGGCGGGAACGTCCTTCTTTGCGTCCTCTCCTTCCGGTTCAGGCTCGCCCCCTTCAAAGAGCACTTCATCAGCAAAGCCAAGCTCCACTGCCTTTTTGGCATTCATCCAGGTCTCGTTGCTCATAAGCTCTGCGATCTTACCGCGCCTAAGTCCTGACTTGGCTGCATAAGCATTGATGATGGACTCCTTAACCTCGTTCAGCGTTTCGATCGCTTTCTCCATGTCCTTCGCATTGCCCATCGCAATGGTGGAAGGATCGTGGATCATAAGGAGTGCTGTTGGAGACATGAGTACCCGGCTCCCTGCCATGGCAACGACCGACGCCGCGGATGCCGCGATCGATGCGATCTTAACAGTGACCACTCCTTTGTACTCCTGCAGCATGGTATAGATCTCTGCCGCTGCAAATACATTTCCTCCAGGGGAGTTGATCCAGACAGTCAGGTCGCCTTCCTCCGCTTCCAGCTCCTGCCTGAACATCGCCGGCGTGATCTCATCTCCCCAGAAGGATTCTGAGTCGATCGGCCCTTCCAGGCGAAGGACCCTCCCGCCTGTATCATCCCTGATCCAGTTCCAAAATTTATTCATCGCTTACCTCTCTTTCTGTTCTCGGGTTCTTCTTCCTTCGGCGGCTCCTGCTGCGTGATCTGCTGTTTTCCGGCATCTTCGAGCTTGACGTATCCGCCGTTCAGGTAATAATCATCTCCGCCCTTTTCTGCTGGGATCAGATCCCAGTTCTCCAGTCTGTGAATATCGTTCGGAGACAAAAATCCGTTACTGATCCCCGTCGCGTATCCCTGCATCCTGGACTGATAATCCCCGCGAAGAAGGCCATCCACGTTAAACTTCGGAAACAGCTCATCCTGTTCGCCTTCTATGAGCAGGTCCTTGATGATCGCCTGCTCGAACCGCACAAGCCAGGGCGTCAGCGTATGGACCACGAAGTCTATACTCTGGTGTTCGATGTTTGAGAAGGTAGCATGCTCCAGGTCCTGCACCATGTGAGGCGGCACCCTGAAGATCCTGCAGATCTCGTTTACGCCGAACTGGCGGGTTGAAAGGAACTGGGAATCTTCCGGAGGCAGGCTGATCGCTTTGTACTGCATGCCTTCTTCCAGGACAGCCACCTTGTGGGCGTTGTTCGCGCCGCCGTAAACTGCCGACCAGTTCTCCCGGATCTTGGACGGGTCCTTGAGCACACCTGGATGCTCCAACACACCGGATGGCTGAGCGCCGTTCTTAAAGAAGCTGCTGCCGTATTTCTCGACTGCCAGCGTCGTTCCCAGCGCGTTCTTCATCATAGCGATCGGGGAGAAGCCTACCAGGCCGTTGAAACCAAGCCCCGGTACATGGAATATCTCATCTCGTCGGAAATAGATATCCTTGTTGTTCTCTCCCGGCTTCTCGTCCGTGTATGCGTGATAGATGTAGAAAATCTGTCCCTTCTCATCCCTGTCGATCTCCATGTTCTCAGGGAGCAGTGGATACAGGCCAAGGATGCCGTTCTTGCCGTCCCTGACGATCTGCGCGTAGCAGTTTCCCCACAAGAGCAGATGCGTCATCATGACTTCCCGGAAGGAGAAACTCGTCATCTCCGGATTCGGCTGCCGGTACAGCAGCTTATACAGCGGATGATCTGTGGCTCGTTCCTTTGCGCTTCCGCCGTCCATCGACCGGTACAGATGCAGCGGAAGACCTGCCACCGTCTCCGCAAGGAGCCGGACGCAGGCATACACCGTAGCGATCTGCATGGCGCTCTTCTCATCCACCCGCTCGCCAGAATCCGCCCTTCCGAACACAAAGGTCTGTCCGGAATCGCGCACGTTATCCTCAATCTTCGGAAGCTCAGGATCATCCCTGGGGCTGATCCCCAGCCATTCTAAAAATCCCATAATGGTTTCCTCCAAAAAATAAAAGGACCGCCCGTTTTCCGGATGGCCCCTGCACTTTTCCACGCTATTACTATAGTCCTTTTCTCAAGGACAATTTTATATGATTTTGGACATCAGAATACATAAAGCCCTCTCTCGTCGTATACGCTTCCCTGCTGCTCGTGGCGGATGCAGCGGTCCAGGGCCATGATCGCCGCCACAATGCCGTCGATCTTCTCCGGTGATTTTGCCTTCGTCGGTTTGATGTTTTCCGCAGCATCGCGGTCAACCACGACGTTTCCACTCATCCACCGCATCACCGGGTTCCCGCCATGGATGATGTTCCCTTCCATGAGGAGCTTCAGAAATTCCTTTGTGGGCGGACTCATATCTTTAAAGCCCTGGCCGAAGGGAACAACAGTGAATCCCATGCCCTCAAGGTTCTGCACCATCTGGACAGCTCCCCACCGGTCAAAGGCAATTTCCATGATGTGGTACTGCTCACCGAGTTTTTCGATGAACTTCTCGATGAAGGCGTAGTGAATCACGTTTCCCTCCGTCGCCATGATATATCCCTGCTTGTACCAGACATCATACGGAACCGATGCTCTGCGAACCCTGAGTGGGATCGTGTCTTCTGGGATCCAGAAGAAAGGAAGCATGATGTATTTCTCCGTCTCGTTCCTGGGTGGGAACATAAGAACAAAAGCCGTGATATCCCCAGTGCTGGATAGGTCGAGTCCGCCGTAACATTCCCGTCCCTTAAGCGAGTCCATATCGATCGGGATATTACCGAGATCATAGATCTGCTCAGGGATAAAGCGCGTCAGAGACGACACCCACATATTGAGACGGAGCTGTTTAAAGACGTTCTCTTCTGCTGGATTCTCCTTGGCTTCGAGAAAGGCCTCTCGGACACGGTCGATCCGGATCGTCTGACCCAGAGACGGATTCGCTTTATACCAGTTCGCCTCATCCGTCCAGTCATCCTCATCTGTCAGACCATAGACCACTGGGTAAAAGGTATGGTCGATTCTTCTGCCTGCAAGGATATCCAGTGCCTTCACATGGAGCTCATAGCAGATACTCTCTTTGTCCGTTCCCGCGGTTGTGATCAGGAAATACAGTGGCTGCTCACGAGCATCCCCTGAGCCCTTAGTTAGGACATCGTAGAGTTTCCGGTTAGGCTGAGCATGTACTTCGTCTAAGACAAGGCCAGATACGTTCAGTCCGTGCTTAGTTCCGACCTCTGCCGACAACACCTGGTAGAATCCAGCATTGCTGTAATTGACGATCCGCTTGGTGGCTGCTGCGATCTTTGACCGCTTAAGCAGTGCCGGTGACTTCTCCACCATCCTCTTAGCGACATCGAACACGATGGACGCCTGCTGCCGGTCAGCCGCAGCACCATACACTTCTGCAGACGGCTCGTTGTCGGCATAGAGAAGATACAGCGCAACTGCTGCAGCCAGTTCACTCTTTCCGTTTTTCTTCCCAATCTCGACGTATGCCGTCCGGAATTGCCGGTTTCCGTCCTCATCCACGATTCCAAAGATGTCCCTGATGATCTGCTCCTGCCAAGGCAGAAGCCAAAATGGCTTTCCGTCCCACCTGCCCTTTGTATGGCACAGGTTCTCAATAAACCTAACGGCACGGTCGGCTTTCGCCTTGTCATAGTGTGACTCAGGCAGCATAAACAGCGACGGTTTGTAATCCAAAAGCCTTGGATAGTCCGCCGGTCTCTTTTCCCTTGGCATCAGGCATCACCTCCCACAACCGGTAAAAATCCCTGCTCATTCAAAGTTGGAAAATTCAGCGTGGCAAACTCTCCAAAGAATGATCGTGCTGCCCTGTCATACGCTCGCGCAGCTTCTTCCGCAGTTGAAAACAGGCCAAGGTAGTGCCTTCTTCCATGTTCACAAATTCTCGCATGGAATCCACCGGATCGCTTATCACGATAAATGCCCTTATAACCAGTTGTGTTTCTGCCGGAAATCCTGTAGTTCCAATGATTCTGGGTATTGGTAGCAACGCGTAGGTTTTTTCTCCGATTATCAAACGGATCGCCATTGATGTGATCCACTACGCTCTCATTACCAACCCCCAGCAGAATATGCGTGACCAGGTCTCTTTTTCTATTAGCGGTTACGTAACCGCGATCATCGACGGTACACATGGTCTTTTCAAAAAATGGCAGGTCACATCTGTCAAAGATGAATGACCTGCCATTTGAACAATGATATCGATAATAATCATTTTCAGCTTCTATATGATTCTTACTACCCATTTAACAGTTCCTCCATCTCATCTCCGTTTTTATTATTCGTGCTATCTGCAATAATCCGAGACCTGGAAGATGGTGTCAGACCGAACTGCTCCGCAAGACGGTTCATGAGCTTCAGGTATGTCTGAGCAATGGATACCTGCGGAACCGTCTGCCAGTATCCGGACGGTGTCTTCACAATCGTTCCATGCTGCGTGATGAATTCCTCAGCCTCCTTCCATCTGGCGTACGCCTGACAGTACCCGGCAAATGCCGCCATGTCCACTTCCGTCAGGACCCCCATCTGTTCCATCTTTTTCGCGAGCCTGCGCCACTCCTTTTTAGCTTCCGGCTCCAGCCACTTCGGACAGGAAGGCGCCTTCTTGTCTGGCCTTGGCTCATTATCATTCAGTTTCCTTTTGCCCGGATTCCCCTCCAACACTTTCAGTGCGGTGGGAGTGGGCTTTCTTCCCCTCGTCGCCATAGGCTTACCTCCTTCCCTGATGGCAATAAAAAAAGACCTGCCGGTCTTCGCTACGAGAAACAGCCCGCTGTGGGCTGTGTCTCCGGTATGTCCGCTGTTTGCTTACTTCTGCTGCATCGCCCAGAGGATTGCGTGGCCGTCATCCTCGAACTCGACCTCGCTGGCTTCTCTCAGCCCGATGATCCCTTCGCAGGAAAGGTCGTCGTCCAAATGCTCGTAAACCGCTCCGAAGTAGCTGGGCTTTCCTGCTCCGTTGTAGTAGTGGCCTGCAACCAGGATCCTGTCGCCGAAGGTCAGGACCTTGCTCCATCGGCTTTCAATGTCCTCGGGTGTGGTAGGGTTCGGGAGTCTGTAGGTTCTCATTGCTTTTTCGATCGTCATCTCTTTGTCCTCCGTTTTCTTTTCCTTATCTTACCTTGCCGGTTCTGACTACTCTGAGCTTGTAAACTTCTTCGAAGGTGGCGCCCTTAAGGCTAATCCCGAAGGCAAGTTCGATCTGTTCCTGTGCTTCGAATCTGTTGTTTGCCTTTGCGCTGTAGGCTTTTCCGTTCTTCTTGAAGGTGTAGGTTGTGTGCATTTTTGTTTCCTCCGTTTGCTTTGTTTTCCCTTTCGGTATGTGTAGATTAACTCTGACGCACATATATATCCAGTTCATTCGGTTCATATATGTGACAAAGATCTGCGGCGGAAACTGTGTATATTTACACGAGCAAAAGGCCCTCCCCTGGGCCTCATGCCGTCCGGCTTCGTTTGCCTTACACCCTTATAGCTATAAGGCTGATTGTGCGGTTCCTCCTGTAAAGGAGTGCGCTGGCGTCGCGGCAGCGATTCTCGATCGCTTCTGACTCTGCCTTCTGTTCTTCGGTTGCGTGCCAGGCAGCGCCGGGCTCGTCTCCGAAAACCTTGTAAGCTGCGCCCCAGTTTACGTGGTAGGAGCTGTTGCACTTTACCAGAATCCCCTCCTCTTCGAAGGCTTTGATCTCCTTTTCGATCTGGCTTAGCTCCGCCTGGATCGCCATCCTTACGAATGCCTTTTTGCAGTTCCTGAGAAGAATCTCCATCGCGTAATCTGCCTGTTCCTCGCTGCCGGTCATTTTGATAAGTTCCTGCTTTGTCATTGTCTTGTCCTCCTTTTATGCTCTCTCGATGTCTACCAGCCAGCTGGCTTCGGGGTGCTTCTCGCCGGTTGCCTTCTCTGTGATCTGTCTCTCTTCGTCGATGTAGTGCAGGCCCTTGCCGACCTTGATCAGCCTGACCGCTTCGAATCCGGGAAGGTTTGTGCGGTAAACCCTGGCGTTTCTGCTCTCGCCATCGTAGCTCTTTCCATCCCAGCCGTTGAAGGTGAAGCGGATGCTCTCGCGGGTCTTTGTGAAGTGTGCTTCAAATTCCGCTCTTGTGATCGTGGTGTTGAAGTTCTTAAGCTCCAGGCTGTTTCTCATTGCGTATGCGTTCATGGTGTTCCTCCTTTGTGGTGGCTGTGTTTTTTGTTAGTGTATTAATCACTCTAAAGCACATATTTATCCACTCATTTCGGAGGTATAAAC